ATACAAATACTGGTGCATAGTCTACGTCTGAGAAGTCTAGCGTGGTATCTGCAGGAGCGGTAGGTAATGTAATAGCATCTACGGTATCCCATGTAGGCAAAGACTCGGTTACTGATATAAAATCCCCTATAGTAGGTGTATTAGGCAACACGATACCATCAGGGGCACTAATAGCCTCTAATGTAAGTGTAGGGGCTGTATAGGTAGGAGGAGTACCGAAAGTATCAGCACTACCATCACCTATTGTAATAGTTATTGCGCCTGGGGCTACAGTACTTTGTGAGAATGGGCTTATAGAAATGTCATCGCCTAACGATAAGCTAGGAAACAATATAGCTACCGGATATGTAAAGCTTGGTGTACTACCTACACCGTTAAAATTAACATCACTAATGTTAGGTACTGCTGGTAATGTTATACTGTCAACAGTATCAAAGGTAGGTAGTGACTGGCTCACTGAAGATAAGCCGTCAAACACAGGAACTGCGGGTACTACCGGACTAGAAGGAATAGATATATTAGATGCCTTACTAAGGCTGTTCTGCATAGCTGCATATAAGACCACCAAGTAGTTATACTTGTCCGGCAAGTCTTGTATATCTTCCTTACTATCTAATGCCACGTATGATGGAGCTTTATATGCTAAGGCTGTTCCTACTTCTGCTACGGTAGGTACTGGCAAAATATAAATATGCCCATTTTGCATATAGTACACTGGATGCTTCTTAGTAGCATAGTATATTGAGGAGCTATTCTTTGCTTTCTCAATTAGCTCAATAGGTATTTCTTTACAAGGATAACCATCACGGGATACGTAGTAAACATCTAGGTAACTATTGCTTGCTGTATCATAGATGTTAATACCAGAAGCATCATTAGCAGTAGCTTCTGCACTACTAAACGTTCTAAGCTCAGCAGGATTAATAACCTTTATACGGTTAAATATGTCTATACCGGCATCTATGTACCATTGCTGCAAGGTAGTTTCATCTACTACTATATCACCTGATAACTGTTGTACTCTTGTATTTAGTTCTACACCCATAACGTAATCTCTATTATTCTATTGGAGATATGGCGTAAAGTACTAATACTAGATACCTTACACCATACCAACCAATAACATATTAATCATTAAGGTTAAGGTGTAGTATACCATACCAGTAATTTACCGGTAGAGCCGTCTGCACCATTAGCATCATTTGCTTTAATTACAATTGCACCACCATCAGCTAGATATGTTCCGACAGTAGATATTGAAATATCGCCAGCAGTAAGTTCTGACAGTCCGTCAATAAACTTATCTGTATCACCAGAAGTTCCAACATCAATATCGCCAGAACCTCCTACATCGGTATCACTATTATTCCAAAGTGCTACCTTAGTAACTATACTTCCAGGCGGTACTTCAACACAGGTTGTAGTAGCTGCTACATGAAGGTCAACTTCAGCACTGACAACAGGGCATACCGTGAAGTCAGCTAGTCTATCTTCATCTACTGCAAACCCATTCTTTCCATCAAGGTAAATATTACCCATAATAAACCTCCTTAAAGGGCTTTAGTATTATAACCATATTCCCCATGTTTCAGGTAATGTAGTCTCAAGTCCAAATTCTACAATACCATGATTTACAAATGCATCAACGCCTGTCTTCTCTAAGGTCTGAATACCTTCTATGATGTAAACATCACGGTCAATACCATTACCCTTAAGAGGACGATACTTAATATTATTCATAGGAATAGCAAGCATCTTTACAGGAGTACCATTAAGATGTATGTCTTCCATGACGTTGATAGTACCATGATATGTACTATACTGGAATATTTGAGCATTACCTATTCGAGCTTTGCCGGCAAAGTTGATACCGTAAAGAGCCCCTCTATTGTCAGTAGCATTACCAAGCATCAAGTTATTGTAGGTATATCCGCCACTACCAAGTTTGAAGAAGAAGTTAAACCAATAAGTAGGAACAACAAACAAATAATTATTGATAGGATTATACCTGGGGTCTAACAATGTAGAGAAGTCTTCCAAGAAGTCATCTTCTGACTTACTTGAACTCATAGAAAATATATTACCATAATTAATAGCCCAATCTACCACGCCTTGCGTATGTCTTGTACCATTAGATTCCTTGTACAGAGATGAGAAATAGATTTCATTCGCTATATCCCACTTGAAAGCCATCAAGGTACGTGTCCAATTACGCTCAAACTCATTCTTGACTATCTTATATTCTGTTGCACGAGCAGTATTATCCATACCGTAAGCACACTTAAGAATCATAGTATAGCCATAACGAGTACTGTAAGGCTGGTCGTTGTAATAATCAGGGAGACCACTACCAGGAGCATAAGCATTACCTACTATGGTAAGCTTCATACCGTCAAGAGCCTTCTTGGTATCACCTACTGTAGTACCCTGAGCAAAGCTGTAAGTCTCAGATATTGGTGTATCAGCCGCTGTGAATGAACATAGATGCTTATTACCGGCAGTAGCTATTGGGCGGATTATTTCAACGCCTATATAAGCGTAATTGCCAGATGTCTGAACATCAAGAATCTTAGCTGTAAAGTAATCATCGGGGAGCTTGTCAGTTACTGCACTTGAAGTACATACCTTTACTATTTGGTTCTTGGTAAAGAATACTGGTAATGTTCCACTATCACCAATAGTAATCTCGTTGTTAGACTGCCCGAACATATTACCTACGTTACCAGAAGACTTGTAATCAGTTCCTACCTTGAAGGCCATAAAAGAGCCTTGGGTCTGCGGTGTAAGCGAAGATATGTCAGAGGAGTCTTCAGTATAACCAGTTACAGGCACGCTGCCTGAACCAGTCCATACTTTCCATCCTGTCACAAACCCATATCTACGCCAGTGAAAGGGGCGTTCTTCGGTAATCTTAAACTCTGAATCAGGTGTAGGCTCATTACGCATAGTTGCTAATATGTGAAATAGCTTATCCTGATTAACGTTGAGTGTTGCAAGCTTAGATGATGTAAATGCGTAACCACGTCTAAGGTCTCCAACATCTAACGTATTGTCGTTGTCAGTTACGTTAAAATCCGAAGAGGCATAAGGTGTAGTCATATTAACCTCCTTAATATGGTATTGTACAAGATGTTATGCCTTTTATGTAGGCTCAGGTACAATACCCATTACGTTTAAATTTTTAGAGAGCATGTCGTACATACGGTCGCCTGGCTCACGCTTTCCATTTGCATCATCAGATGCTCCACTAATAAGTGGATAAGGAGTAGCGGATACACGAGACCTTTTGTCCTGTAACTCATTTAATGTAGAACGCCTAATCTCTTCGTTTATTTTATCCCTGTTAACCGTATAGTAAATATCAGCTAACGTGAAAGGTCTGTTTTTGGCAGCCTCTAATGTAGCTTCAACTTCCTCACGGGTAATATGAGGGTTCTCACGAACGAAGTCATTAATTTGGCGCTCAAGTTCTAGAGCAGATTGTTTTTGCCGCTCACGCTGTTCTAACTGCTGGTCTCTAACAGATAACTCTTTATTAAGTACTGACTTTACCTGCTTAGACACAACATCTGCGAAGAACTTCCCTGATGGTGTATCAGGGCTAAACATATCACGAGGCTCAAAGTCCTCGAAACTATCACCAAGACCGTAAGTAGCACTATTTGATACGTTAGTGTCATTAGCACTCCCCTTTTGGGGGTCGTAGTTACTAATGTATTTAACAAATTCTTGGTTCTCAAGAGCTTTAACCCAAGGTTCTACTTCTTGGTACTTAGTAGACAACTCGTCTACTGTATGTTCAAGCTCTCGTATTTTAGCCTCCTGCTCTTTAGTTAAAGCATGCAAACGTTTACCTTCTTTTGAAGACTCTGAATACAGCTTTAACAATTCTTCAGCAGTATGCGCACTACTATTAGTGCCTGTATCTACTTGTACCGGAGTTATTGGGCTGACGCTTTTGGCATCTAAATCGTCGATACTAATAGATGGGTCATTGGGGGATGCTACCTTTTGAGTACCATCTTTGTCCATGTTGTCTTGCATACTAACCTCCTTATGTTTCTGTTACAAGATATACGTACTTTAATTATATGTCAAGTAACTATTTTACAGGCTCTTCCTTATTGTCGGCTTTAGCTGCCTGTTTAGCTTCAGCCCCTGCCGCTCTAAGCTCCATACGGTAGCGAGCTTCGGCTGCTCTTAATGCTGCTTTGTGGTCGGCTACTACCTTATTAAGCTCGGCATCGGCTTCTTGTACCTGTACTTTAATACCGGCTTGTATCAATTGTCGTTTAAGGGTTTCTATTGTACCTGCCATATCTTTTACTTGTTTATCAAGGGCATCATTCATACCTTGGAGATGAGAATAGATAGACTTTCTAGCTATGATGGCTTCCTTATCTGGGATACTGGAAGCAGTAAGTAAGGCTATGTCGTCTACTGCTCCTAGCTTGTAGTACTCCATTACTTCAGCAGACTCCATACGCCTATTCCTTGGTAATGTAGAACCAGATACTATACGAATATCAAAGCGTGTTGACTGATAATCATTATATCGTGAAGCTACTGAGCCTAAAGAGTCATATACTGGTACATTAAGTCTATACTCTTCGACATTATTAGTATCGGGGTCAACAAGCCTTATTACCTTCTCAGTATCGTACTGGTATTGGGCTAACTGAGTAAGGACTTTACCAAATTGCTCTAAGGCAGGCTCTAGTACATTGGTTACCCAAGCACGTATTCTACGTGTTGAGGCTTCGTCCCACTGTAGTAAGCCTCTATACGGTATATGGGCTGGTATTTCAGTGCCCATACTGAATGGAGATACACCAAGACCTTCTTCTATATCACGCTCACCCTTAGTAGCTATCTCATAGAATGCTCCACTAAGTTGCATAGGCTGAACTGGTACTGGAGGAGCAAAGCCTTTATTGTACTCAAGTCTAGAACCTGGTATTGAAGCTGTTGCGTCCCATTCCTCCTCATCAGGTATAGCTCCCTTTTCGTGAAGCCACCTTAATGACGAGCCTAATGTTGCATTATATACCATAAGCTGATGGGTCTTATTTACTTCTTGCTGCTTTCCGACTACCTTTCTCACTGCCGACATCGGATATGGAGTACCAGTATGAGTATAAGGAATAGGAACTATCGGGTATTCACTTATTGGCAAGGTAGTTTCATAAAGGAATGTATCTGTTCCTACAGAAGCTGTAACGCCTATACGAGTTTCCCAATACTTTACAGCCTTTATGATTCTACTGCTTATTTCCTTATTCTTGGAGAGTAGCTTATACTCGTCGTCGTTTACTATACGTACTTCCGTCTTACTTATTGCCGCTATTACTTGATTAACTAACTCAGTATGGTGCTGCTCAATAGCTTTATTAGCTTGGTCTTGTAGCTGTTTAAGCTCAAACTGTGCACGGTCTTTAGATATATCACCACGTTCAAGAGAGTCTTTAATTTCTATTGACTGGTCTTCTATACTCACTGACAGTGCATTCTGATACTCAGCCATTTCAGATTCTATTTGCTTATTGACTTGCTCCATTTGAGTTTCATCAAGCTGTTCACGCAACGTAAGAGTCCAATACTGCACACGCTTCTTATAGTATTTCTCGTAGTAGTCTAGCTTCTGCTGGGTAGAACCATCTCTATCTATAATATTGCTTATTTCCCAAGGCTGTATAGAATTACTAGAGTCAGAATCCTTTCCGGAATAACTTCCAGAAGTTATATTGCCTGAAGCTGCTTTCTCTATTAACTTCTTATAGGCAGGAAGCATATTAGCTAAAGTGTTGCGAGTAAATACTTTACGTACTAGTATATACTCAGCATCACGAAGTCCTATATCAACAGATGTAGGGTCTGGATATACGTCCCATGGATTAAGACTTCTAATGACGACTTCGCCGCTGCCATTATCAAGGTCTGGGTCTATATAACACATCAAGTAGCCTACAGACTTTGATAGGGCATCAGTAACAACACTACCAAATACTCCCTTAAATCCAGATATATACATGATATGCTTCAAGACAGCTTGGTGTACTTTAGCTAAACGGTCATCACTTACTTCAGTTCCTATTGCTTGAAACTCAGGGTTATTAGCTGTTATAAAGTACTTTAAGACTTCTACGGACTGGCTTATCTTGTCTACCGTGAAGGTAGGCATACCTGCATGTTTAAGGTCGTCAAGCTCTTTCTGGGAAAGCTGGTCGCCTAATGAGAAGTCATAAGACTGCTGACTGTCTTTACGCCACTTAACCCAAGAACCAGTACGTAACCTTTGGAATAAGGCGTAGTTTTTCATAGCCTTTTCCTTCTTGGTACTATTCTTGCTATTAGCCATTACGTACACTCCTTTCTAAATATTATAATGTAGTCCAACTACGCCTACTACCAAATATACGGTGCTTACGCTTATATACACCGTTCTTATATGTTAAGCCTTTAGGTGGTTGCATGTTCCTTGTTGCAAAGAACAAGGATTCTATAATGTCATCGTGCGACATATGCTTACCAAATGATTCTATCTGCTCTCTGAGCTCGTACATTTCTTCACGTAAGAATATTTTACGCTGTGAAAAGAACGGAGATAATCCTGCTTGTATCTTACTTAGCTTCTCACGCCCTTGCGGATACTCTGGTATTAATACTATATCATATCTATTAAACTTAGCTTTGTATGCATCTATATTGTTCCATACACCACGGGTCATAGCTACATCTTCTAGTGTGCCATTAATACAGTGGTACATATCATACACCTCTACCAAGTTTTCTGTTACCCCCTTCTTGCCTATTAGTGTGCCATCTTTGTCATATATGCCTACTTCTCGTATATTATTCTCGGCAATGTAGTCTAATACGTATATATTACTATGCTCATCTACTGCTATAACTAGTATTACGCTGTCGTCACTATCATTAGTAGTAATATCAGTTGCTGGGTCACTGCCTATAAAGCAGTTTACAGGTATCTTCACACCAGTTTCAGTAAGCAAGAATGAATGCTGCAGCTCATCATCATAATAATAAGTAGTATTGTGTACCTTATAATGGTCTCTGCTCCAGATGCGGGTAGCGTCACTAACCACTTTAAGCTCGTATTCTTGGTAGTAGCCAGCATCTGAGCCTACTGTATCTATATAGAATTTACGGCGCTCTTCAAGACGGTTTTTAGGGAAGTAATCAGGCCATAATACACCACCAGGCATGCTAGGCTGAGTAGCGCTATATGCTATTACCTTCCAAGAATACGTATGCTCAGTATGGTCTCGTACTGCTTTACGCCAACCGTCTAATATGTTCTGGCATAAGGAGTCATTATGTACTGGTGTACCATTAAATATTAGCCTACCAATATTAGGCTCTAAGGCTGGGAATATAGCATTAGTTACTTCCCGTTTAATGTACTCACGAGCCTCATAAGAGATAGTATTCTTCTCATTCTCTATATCATCAAGCACAATAAGGTGAAAACGTTCTGAACCGCCTAACAAGTTACCTTTAGACTCACCACGTACTCCCTTTGTATTAGAACGTGATATTAATGCTATACCATTAATGAATTCTTTATAATGCTCTGACCATTTAAGCCCTCTCTTCTTACCGGACAGGTCACCAAAGTAACGACGTATTCTAGGGTTGAAGCGTATCTGTTTATCTATATAGTCCATATTATTATAGACCTTATCAATAGTATCTGCTATCCAAGCCATAAGTGGTGGAGGGCCATCTTCCTTCTTGTAGTATAGTATTGTATGCAGTAGGAATGCCTTAGTAAGCACAGTCTTGCCGTGTCCCCTAGCTATTATT